TGGTACGACGCTTTAGTTAAAATACTTCCAAAGTATGGTATCACAACCAAAAGACGTGTGGCACACTTTGTTAGCCAGTGCGGACACGAGTCAGCCGACTTTAGAACATTAGAAGAAAATCTAAACTATTCAGCAAAGTCACTAAATGCTGTGTTTGGTCGTTACTTTGGAGCAGGCAAGCGCAATGCTGACGAATATGCTAGAAATCCAGAAAAGATTGCCAACTATGTTTATATGGATGAGTTCCGTAAATCAAAAATGGGCAATGTCAAAGCAGGCGACGGTTGGAGATTCCGCGGTCGTGGACTAAAGCAACTAACAGGACGTGACAACTATACTGGCTTTGGTAAGAGCATTGGCATGACAGCAGAAGAAGCAGCAGAATATGTAGCAACACCCAAGGGTGCAGTTGAATCCGCTTGCTGGTTCTGGAACACAAACAAACTAAACACTATTGCAGACACAGATGATGTTGTGCTGATGACCAAACGTATCAATGGTGGTAATATTGGTCTTGAAGATCGTCAAAAGCGTTATGCTAACGCAATCAAAGTTCTAGGCGGAAAAGTTGCCCTTCCTGAAGTCAACGATAAAGACGACGATGATGTTGACGTTGGTGAAATTGGTGTGCTGCGCAAAGGCTCACGTGGCGAAGGCGTTAAGATGATGCAGGAAGCATTGGGCATTGGTGCTGATGGAGCATTTGGGCCTGGCACAGAACGTGCGCTAAAAGCATGGCAGACTAAGAATGGTCTTTCAGCAGATGGCATTGCTGGTCCTCGCACTTTAGAAAAACTATTGGGATAAAATTATGAAACTCAGCGGCATGTTATTTGTTGTTATTGTAGTTATTAGCGGAACAAGCTATTGGTATTATACTGACAGTCAGGCTAAAATTTCTGTTTTAACACAAAACAATGCTAGGTTAGAAACAGCAGTACAACTAAGTGAAGATGCTATTGCTAGTTTACAAGCAGATTATGCGGCAGCGCAGGAAGAAACTCGCCGCATAAATCAAGCTTATGCTGACATACGCAGACAAAATGATAGGTTAGCAACTAAACTCAGTGACATTGATCTAGGTTTACTTGCTGCTGAAAGACCCGATAGTATCCAACGTGCCATTAATAGAGGCACAGTAAATGCAGGTAGATGCTTTGAAATACTAAGTGGTTCACCATTAACGGAGACAGAACAAAATGCCACAAATGGCGAAAGTTTTAACAAAGAATGTCCGTGGTTGTGGTCTGGTCCGAGAGAGGTGATCGAAGAATGAATCTATCCTTTAAATCAGTCCTTGGCTTTGGCCTGGTCCTACTGCTGGCGGGATGCCTGGGCAATAGCCCGCAGCGGATTGAGGTCAGTGCTAAGCCATTAGACAAGCCAGAACTGACCTTACCGCCGGTGGATGAACTCAGTCTTCGTCGTGTTGAGTGGGTCATCATAAACGAAGAAAATTTAGAAACAAAACTAAATGAACTGCGCAGTCAAGGACCACTTGCTATGTTTGTACTCACAGGTGAAGGTTATGAAAATTTAGGCCTTAACTTTTCAGACATCCGTGCGTTGGTACAACAGCAACAGGCAATTATCGTTGCGTACAACAACTATTATCAAGCAGCAGAAGCTGCACTAGATGAAGCAAGCGTTGCTGTAGAAACACGACCCAGAGGCATCGATTTAAATCCGTTCAACTAAATATATAGTAGCAAGGGCATACTATATATTTATTTGAGGGAGAAATCGGATGGCAAGAAAACCCAAGACACTTGAAGCAGGTTCAATATTTGAAGAATTGGACGTAGACGGTGATGGCATAATCACAGACGAAGAAATGGCAAAGGCAAGAGAGATTGCTGAGTTTCAACATAAACAATCGCTGAGAGAAAACGAAGACAAGAAGGAAGATCAGATTCGTTCAATGGCATGGTTTGCTCTTTGGGGTATGTTGCTGTATCCTGTACTGATTCTTATCACATCATTCTTTGATGTAGATGACGCAGCACAAATCATCGGTGACATTGCACCCACTTACTTTATTGCGATTGCAGGTTTGGTAGCAGCATTCTTTGGTGCGCAGGCATACACATCTACTAACAAGTCAAACGACGACGATTTCTAATCGTTAATACACGCACATAATAGTCCATGCGATAAGTAATTGCATGGACTATTATAATATATTAGGAGTGCCGAGAACTGCTACTCCTGAAGAAATAAAGCAAGCATATAAGAAAAATGCTAGACAATGGCATCCTGATCGTCCTACCGGAGATGCTGACAAGTTTCGACAAATTTCCGAAGCATACGAAATACTAAGCAACAGTGACAAACGCAGTGCCTATGATAATCCTAATCCGGGATTTAGTTTTAATAGTCAAGATTTTTCTCAAGGATTTAATCCGTTTGATCACATATTCAGTCAACCGTTTGGAAACAACAGAACACCACGCAACAAAGATATTACACTGGCGGCGAGTATAGATCTAGCCGACACTGTCACTGGTAAAAGTTTTATAATGCAGTATAAACTAAACAGTGGTAGATTAGAAACTGTTACTGTGGACATACCACCTGGGGCCAAGCACGGAGATACTATCAATTATCAAGGCTTAGGCGATGACGGGCATCCTCGTTACCCTAGAGGAAATCTATTGGTAAGAATCAAAGTAAGCAAATCTAAGAATTGGGACAGAGATGGTAACAATCTTATTACTAAGAAAACTGTGAATGTATTTGACTTAATGCTAGGATGTGCTATATTAGTGGTAACGCTGGACAACAAGCAGGTTCAGCTAAAGATACCCAAAGGCACACGTCCTGGACAGATCTTTAGCATAAACGGCTATGGTGTGCCAGATATAAACACTAGACAAAGAGGTAATCTTTACGTTGAGATAGATGTTGAAATACCAAAAGTAGAAGACGAATCTGTCTTAAAAGATATCGAAGATTTAAAAAATAAACTTTATAAAAAATAGGAAAAAAAATGGTAGAACCGAGCAAAGAAGTAGCACTGGTCTTTGACAAGGCAGTAAGCGATGCTAAAAAACTACAGCACGAATATATCACACTGGAGCATCTAGTGTATGCTATGTTCTGTGAAGAAAACTTTGTCAATATGATTACTATGTATGGTGCTGATGTTGACTATATCAAAGCAAATCTTGAGCATCATCTAAAAACACAGTGCGACGATATCAAAACAGATATGGTCAAATACAAGCCAAAAAAGACACAAACAGTTGAACGTGTGCTTAATCGTGCGTTTACACAGGTTCTGTTTGCTGGGCGCAACAACATTGAACTGGCTGATGTTCTTCTAAGCACACTGAGTGAAAAGAAAAGTATTGCTGTTTACTATTTGGAAAAGGGCAAAATCGAACGGCCAAAGTTTAGTGATTTTGTTAATTCAGAATTTGATACGTTCGAAGAAGAAGAGGAAGGCATGGCTCCTGAACTTCGAAAGGCACTGAGGAACTTCACAGTTGACCTCAACGATCAAGTTGACAAGGGCAAGATTGATCCTATCATTGGTAGAAGTGAAGAATTAGAAAGTATTGCTTTGGCATTGGGACGTCGTTCAAAGAACAATGTGCTGCTGGTAGGTGATCCAGGTGTTGGTAAAACTGCTATTGCTGAAGGGCTTGCTTTCAATATTGTAAACGGTGCTGTGCCTTCATTCTTACAGGACTATCGTGTTTACAATCTCGACATTGGTGCGATGCTGGCTGGTTCTAAATATCGCGGTGACTTTGAAGAACGCTTTAAACTGGTTCTGCAGGCTTTGTCCAAACAGGGCAAGACCATTATGTTTATCGACGAAGCACACATGATGAGTGGTGCAGGAGCCAGTGGCAGTGGCAGTGCTAACGATCTTGCTAACATGCTCAAGCCTGCTCTTACCAAAGGTGATCTAAAAGTAGTTGCGTCAACCACCTGGGATGAGTATCGTAAGTATTTCGAAAAGGATCGTGCGCTGATGCGTCGATTCCAGCGTGTAACTGTTGACGAACCCACTGCTGAAGTAACCAAAGATATTCTGCGTGGTCTTAAGAAATACTACGAAGACTATCACAACACTACTATTACTGAAGCTGCTATCGAATCTGCGGTAAAACTCAGTGTAAAATATCAAGCAGACAAGAAGCTGCCGGACAAGGCAATCGATCTTATTGATGTGGCCTGTGCTCGATACAAGCTGCGAGATGATCACGAAGGTGAAAAGATTGTAGACGAAGCAGAAATTCAATTTGAATTGAGCAAGATGATCAACATGCCAGCAGAACAGGTAGCTGAAAAAGAAACTGAGAATCTTAAGAGCCTTGAATCAAATCTCAAAGGTTCTGTATACGGTCAAGATGAAGCTATCGAATCAATCGTTGATAAAATTCTTGTTAGTCAAGCAGGACTGAAGCCTGAAGACAAGCCCATTGGTAGTTTTGTATTCATGGGGCCCACTGGTACAGGCAAGACTGAAACAGCAAAACAATTGGCTAAAAATCTAGGTGTTAAACTGGTACGCTTTGATATGAGTGAATATATGGAGAAGCATTCAGTATCCAAACTGATTGGTTCACCTCCAGGCTATGTTGGACACGAAGACAATGGTGGTCAGTTGATTACTCGTCTGCAGGAAAATCCAAACTGTGTACTGTTGCTGGATGAGATTGAAAAAGCACACCCTGATGTGAGTCAAATTCTTCTACAGTTGATGGACAATGGCAAGGTAACTGGATCAAATGGCAAAGAAGCAGATGCTCGTAACTGTGTGCTGATTCTTACAACTAATCTTGGCGCTGCGCAGACTGAAAAGAATTCAATCGGATTTGGCAGTGAAGATGATCGTCAGTACGAAGACACAGAGTTTAAGCGGTTCTTTGCTCCAGAATTCCGCAACAGACTTGATGGTGTAATTACGTTTGCCAAGTTGGGCAAAGAGACTATGATGAAGATTGTTGGCAAGTTCTTAGTGGAATTGAAGAACATGGTCACAGAAAAGGACATTACCATTGATGTAACCAACGAAGCGTTAGATTATCTTGTAGACAAGGGATTTGATCCTAAGAACGGTGCTCGTCCTCTACAGCGTGTTATTGACAAAGAAATCAAACGTCCACTGAGCCGACAGATGCTGTTTGGAGATCTAAAGAATGGTGGCAGTGTGATCATTGATTTCCGTGATGATGAACTGAAAATAGACGTAGTATCGGAAGTACAGAATGAAACAGCGTGACACAACCAAGCTGTTTTACAACAAGTATGCTTACAAGGTAATTATAAAAAACGAGCTTACTAGTATTTTTGGTTCTTACAATTCAAAAGATCATGCCAAACTGACGTTGGAAAAATTAGCAAAGGATCTTGCTGAAGGAGTAACTCTAACTATACCAAGATGGCGCGGTGATATTAGAGTCAATGTTAATGAATATCACCGTGCCCGAGATGTCTACGATCTACTACAGACCTATCCTGAACACAGAGTAAGAGCAGAATCTCACTACAGTTTAACAGTGTACACAAACACTGTTGAACTGGTAGATCTGCTGGAAACAAAGTTAGCACATCATGTAAAGGAAATATATCGTCCCAAAGAAGGTGTATTGGAATTTCTCACTGCTAACATAGAAACTGCTATTATCAAAACACCAATGCCCTATGAATTTAGGCTTTATTTTAACGGTACTGATATCGATCCAAGTTTCGCTAACTGGCTAAAAGCCAATACAGATAAAAGTCGTGTTGGTTCTTGTACTCTGAGAAATATTGAAACTGGATACTATGCTAATGGTAACTATTTTTACATAAAGAACGAAAAAATATTGACTATGATTCGCATGTTGGTGGGTCACAATATCCGCAAAGTAGAACGATTGGTCTACATTGAAGATATTGATAAATAATTGTATGCCAGCAAACAGTGAAAATATATTATCAAATCAAACACACGTAGGTGACAGCACTGTACAGTCTGTCACCGGAGAAAAGTTCAAGGGTGACGGTTACTACGGTCGTAGTGACGGGGTCCACACAGTACAGTATTCATTTACTGGCTTTTCGGGAACCATAAACATACAGGCTACTTTGGCCTTAGATCCTGTTGAGGAAGATTGGTTTACAGTACATTCATATACTGCTCAAAACGAAACTGACAGTAAAATCGCAAACTTTACAGGCAATTACATTTGGATTAGAGCAGCACTGACTTATACAGATGGTAATTTAAACAGCGCTGTATTGAATCATTAAGGTAGCACGATGGAACATTTTGTAAGAGTAGTAATGGAAAAACGTGAAGGCGCACAGTTGTTAGACGAAAGCGTATTTGCCAAACAAGAAATATACGAAACTGAACAAGGTGCTACTGTTTATGAAATAGCACTGCCGCGAAAACTGTCAGAATCAGAAGCAGACGAATATGCTGAACGTCTAGCAAACTATATGTTTGAACAGGGACACGAAGATTTTGATATTGAAATATCAACAGAAGATCAAGACCTAGATGAAGAAACCTATGAAGGCGATGACTTCTTTCTAGAATATGGTGTTATGTGGTTTAACGAAGACGATGATTTAGACGAGGCTGAATATCAAGGTCGTAAAGTACCATTAGGTAAACCTACACGTAGTAGCGACGGTCCAAAGAAATTCCATGTATATGTCAAAGACCCAAAGACAAAGAATATTAAAAAAGTAAACTTCGGCGATCCCAACATGAAGATTAAAAAATCTAATCCTGCGAGACGTAGAAGTTTCCGTGCTAGACATAACTGTGATAATCCAGGGCCTCGTACATCTGCGAGATATTGGTCGTGCAGGGCCTGGTGATGCATTACATAATCTATAAAATAACTAACCAAATAAATGGAAAATATTACATCGGTAGACATGCTACAAAAGATGTAAATGATTCCTATATGGGTAGTGGTATAGGTATTATAAATGCTATTAAAAAATACGGCAAAGAAAACTTTACTAAAGAAGTTATTGCAGAAGCAGAAAGTGCAGATGCATTATGGGATTTAGAAAAAGAAATAGTTAACAAAGACGTAGTTAAAGACCCAATGTCTTATAATAATGCATACGGCGGCAAACATTACTTACATGGATTAAAACAATACGACTACGATGCTTTTATTCAGCATCAAACAAGAGCATCTGCGCTAGGACACAAAAAAGGATACAACAAAGCAAAAGAAAGTAACTTTCATGCTTTAGGCGGATCTAAAAGTTCTCGTATGCGTAGTGAGCAATACACATATCGTATTACTACAAATGCAGGTGAAGAATATATTGTAAATGGTTTAGAATTTAAAGAACTGTGTGCAGAGAAAGACTGGAACTATAATACATTGCACTGGAAAAAGAGCATAGGAAAATATATCAGCAGAGGTAAGCATAAAGGCTTTCTAGTAGAACAACTAAGTACATACAAGGAGGCTGCATAATGGTGAGATTAGTTGAATTCGAAAAAACAGAAGTACCGTTTGACGTTGTAGAAGATGTAGCCATCTATATGCGCAACGATCCTATGATCTATCGTAAAAGTCTTTTTCCTGCTATTGTACAGATGAAAGGCATTCATGACCGTGGCAACAGTCCGGAGGCAGAAAAGTGTCTAGGTGAAGTAGTTGACAGTGCTATGAACAGTTATTGTGATAAATTTAAACTGGGTTCGCCGAAAAATGTCTTTAAAAAGGGCGACAGAGAATCTATAATTAACAAACTGTTTTCAGAAGAACTTACACAGATACGCAGAGGAACATACTGATGCGTTTTTTAGAATTTCGCAGCATACCCAGCAGGAATATACTAACTGAGGCTGCTAGAGTAGGCCGTGAATATCAGCATCTTGAGGATCTAGTATTTGTAGACGGCGCAGATGGCGCACAAGAAGCAGCGGACATTTTAGAAAAACTAGGCAGCGATTCAGGTGATGTGGCTATTAAGTGGGACGGTAATCCCACTGTGTACTGGGGCAGAGAACCCACGGGCGAATTTGTATTGGTAGGCAAGAATGGTTGGGGCAAGCGTAAATCAACAGACGCAGATGATCTAGCAAACTTTATCAAAAGTTCAGGACAAGGCGAAGACTGGAGAGAAAAGTTTGGCAACGATATGGGACAGATTTTTCAAATCATGGAACGCAGTACACCTAGTGATTTTAGAGGCTATGTGTTTGGTGACCTACTGTATCATCCCGGCAAGCCTTATCAAGAGACAGATGGTAAGTTTGAGTTTACTCCTAACCTAGTAACATACACAGTGGACCAGCGCAGTGAACTGGGTCAGCGTATAGCAGGCAGCAGTGTGGGTGTTGCGGTACATGGTAAGTACGAAGAATTTGGAAGTAAAAGCGGCGAGCCTATATCAGAAGTTGACGAATTAAATAGTGATGCTGCGGTGGTACTAGGGCAGACCTATGTAACACATCAACCCAATATTGATGTAAGCGAAGTTAAAGAAATACGTGCTATGGCAGAACGCAACGCACAAGCAATAGACAGTTTCTTAGAACCACAGCAGGGGCTAAGTGATATGAAGAATATTATCTATACCTATGTAAACCAAATGAGCCGCAGTCGACAATTAAAGAATTTAGAAAATGGATTCTTTGACTGGTTGACCAGTTCAAAGGTAAGTGCTCCGAAGCAAGCGAAAATCGTTGCTCTAGCAGAGAGCAACCCTAAAGCATTGCCCGCAATATTTGGTCTGGTTAGAAAGATTATGGCTGCTAAAGATCATGTTATTGATCAACTAGATTCAGCAGATGCCGACGTTACTGCTACAACCAAAGGCGAAAAAGGTGGCGAAGGCTATGTTGCGCTGGGATCAAAAACCAAACTAGTGCCAAGAACACGCTGGCAGCCGAACTAAGGAACAACTATGTTACTGAGACAATTATTTGAAGCAAAAGCAAGACGTATAGTAGCAGTAATGCCAGGCGGGTTCCATCCTTTCCATCCTGGACACAAAAGTTTATATGACTGGGCCGTAAAAACATTCGGACAGGCAAATGTTTACGTAGCAGCAACTAACGATACTAAAGCAAGACCTTTCCCGTTTGAAGTAAAAAAGAAATTAGCAGCAATGGCAGGAGTTCCTGAAAGCAACTTCATGCAAGTTAAATCTCCGTTTAACAACAAGGAGTATGCAGAACTACTTGATGCAGATACAGCACTAGTATTTGTACGCAGTCAAAAAGACAAAGCCGTGCAGCCTTTACCAGACCAAACTAAAAAGAATGGCGATATAGGTTACTTGCGTACTTACACTGGTAAAGATCTAAACACATCAGACGAAATGGGCTATATGGCTTACGGTCCAACTATTAACTTTGACTTTAGTGGTATGCAGATTAAAAGTGCAAGTGAACTCAGAGCTGCTTGGCCTGAAATGTCAGACGAAGATAAACTAAAGGCTGCTAAACTTATGTACGGCAACGGTGCACCTGTTGCCGTAAAACTTTTAAATCAAGCATTGAGCGATAATGTAGTAGCAGAAGACGCAAGCCCAGAAGAAGAAGATGATTTCCACACTCAATTAGACAAACTTGTACACAAGTATTTTGGTCACAGTTCAGACGAAAAGAAAAAAGACAAAGACGTAGAAGAAAAAGAAAGAGTAATGGCTCCATCATTGAGTGGAGATACTAAATCATTCAGAGGTACTGCTAACAGACTGCCTACAGACAACACTGCTGGAGCAAAGGACATAACTAAAAAAGCCAAGCAAGCAGACATGCCCAGCGGCAGTTATGAACTAGATTTTGATAACCTTGACAAAGAAAAACTTAAAAAAGTTGTAGCAAAATTAATTCCTACTCTCAATCATAAGAAAAATGAAATGGTACTAAGAGCAAGATTTGGGTTAGCACCGTTTGAAAGAGAATATACTTTCAAGCAGATAGCGGATGCGATGGGCGTAACTCCTGAAGTTATTAGACAAAGAGAGGCAACGGCACTGAGACAATTAAGACATCCAGAAAAATCAAGAGAACTTAGACAATTTTTTGATGACAAAAGAAGATAACCATGGACGAACTAGATTATATCAAAAAACTAGCAGGTATTACTGAATTCCAAGGCTATAAGCCATACAACGAAAATATATCTGTAACAGGCACAGAAAAAAAGCGTATAGAACGTGAACGTAATATACAACCGGGCACTGACGAATGGTTTAACCTTTGGTTTTCGCTGCCACATATGACCGGATCATTGAATCAGAAGCCAGGCTTTAGAGGACGTAAAAAATGAAGAAGTTATTTAAACACATGTGGAGAAGTTGGTTCCCGCACTATTATCTTTATGTTACACACAGAGGTACAGAATACAGTATCTATGTAACTGATTTTAAAAAACTGTCGCCTAAAAAGATTTCAGGCTATAACAAAGATAAAGAATATTTTGAGTTTATAAGTATTGAACCAATGGAATATTTAATAGAAGAATACAAGGATGATTTGACATGAGAGAATATTTAAAAATAGTTGAGGCAGCAAACCGAGGATGCCCGCCTGCTACACAGGACATAGATCTCAATCTCAAGAATCGTCAAAAGGGTATAGACGACTATCACTATGGGCCTGCTAATCCTGACAAGCCAGGCGGCTACTGGAAAGATGCTGCTAAAACTTGGGGTATTGATGAAGCAACTGCCAAGTCTATGACCTGCTCAGTGTGTGCTGCGTTTGATGTTAGCGACAAGATGTGGGACTGTATAGCCTCAGGCATCGAAGGCGACGTTGAAGAAGTTGATGCCCTAGCAAGTATTCACAAAGGTGATATTGGTTACTGTAACTTCCTTCACTTCAAATGTGCTGGAACAAGATCGTGTACTGCGTTCGTAAGCGGTGGTCCCATAGACAACAAGGATCGCACAAAGTGAAAATGTATGATCTTCTTGAGAACGATTCAAACATTATAGATAACAAAAACGGTTGGGGTGAAGTTCCTGATAATCGAGAAGTTGATTACAAAGGTCTGCGAGTTATGATGACTCCGCAAACATTTATAGATTTAGCAGCACCGTTACAAGAAGAACCTTCAGATAAAATCTTACAACATATTCAAAATGGTGGAAAAATAGCCAGTCCGTTTCTCATAATAGAAATTCCAGCAGAATGGGAAGATGGTGATTTTTCAATGCCTGCAAGAGTTATTGGGCATGAAGGCAGAAATCGTATGATTGCCGTTGGAAATGTTTTGGGTAACAAGCCAATAGAAGTACACATATTCCCTAATAAAGGAATGAGAGCACGACACATAACAGACGACATGAGAAAGATGCTAAACAAGGGACTGGTAAAAGAAAAAAGTAAAAGCATAGTCAAAGGTCCATTATTTTCATTAACCGAATCAATACTAGAGTGGGGAAGAATCGTTAAAGGTGTTAACACTACTGTTGACGTAGGTCCCAACGAAATTAAAACACAGGCCGCAAAGTTTGGTAATACTGTGGATCGAGACGGACGTCCACCTGTAATGAGTCGAAAGACAAAAGGCTCTACTACTAATGTGCTGTACAATCTAAGTCTGGCTGAACGATATACTCCTATGGAAATAGCCTGTATTGAAGGTGGACATGATCTAAGAGACCTAGAACCATTAAAGGAAGTAGCACCCAAGCAGCCGGGTAGATTGTTCTCGGCATTAACTGAAGACAACAAACCGCACACGGAAGCATTTGACACTGCGGTAGATTGGGTCGAAGGTCCAGGTGCCAAAGGATCAACAGTGTATGCTGCTATGGTAGATGACGCATATATAGAAATCACTTATAAGCCTGTTACCAACGGAGTATATATCTCGTTTACACGCGGCGGAGAATTAAAAGTAACCGGAGGGGGTTCGCAAAATAAAATCTTTGGTGCTGTTATCAATCACATTAAACAATGGGTAGCAAAAAATAAACCAGAACAGATTGTGTTTAGTGCCTTTAAACCTCGCACAGGTGCGTTTGGAAGTCAGGATACAACTCGCAGTGGACTATATCGCAAAATGGTACAACGCTTTGCTAGTCAGAATGGTTATGCTTATGATGTAGAAGACACTGGCAACGAAGATACGTTTATACTAACTAGACAAGGTGTAGAAGAAAACTTTGCGGATGGCAAGAAGCCTGGTAGAAAAGGACTAGCAAAACGCAGTGGCGTAAATACCAAAGCAAGTGTTAGCAGTCTAAGAAAAACTGCTAAGAATAGTTCAGGTGAGAAACAGCGTATGGCACATTGGTTGGCTAATATGAAAGCAGGACGGGCTAAAAAGAAATGAAGATTAATGATATTGTTAATGAAACGACCTCAGCAGGCGGTGTGGCCACAGTAGCAATGCCCATAGGCGGAACAATTAGTCGACAAATGAAAAATCCTGATGGTACAGTTAAAAATGCTCTTGACGTGGATACGAACATCATGGGGCAGAAAAAGAAACCTAAACGTAAAAAGGCATAAATACTACTAATATACCCCCACGGAGTTAACAATGACAAACAAAAAAGTTCAAGAAGGTTTAGGCGAACTTGCTGATATGGCAGAGCGTGACCACGAAGTACAAATGGCACGTGCAGACCTCTACAAGATTGCCAAGTACGCTATCAAACTACATGACATGCTCAAAGGTGTAAGTGAAGCAGAAGGCATCGAAGGGTGGCAGCAGGCTAAAATTACCAAAGCCAGCGATTATATGTCAAGTGTATTTCATAGTTTAGAATATGACAAGAAAATCGAACCAAGCGACCAAATGGATGCTATGGCACTGGCACAGGCTGCTAGAGAATCAACTGATCCATACAAGTCAACACTGCATCAAAAACTGGCCGAAAAGGCAGTTAGTAAATCACAACAGCAGGCCGCAGGCATTGCACTAGCAGCCAAGCGCAAAGGTAAAACTCCCAAGGGCAAGGGTGCGGCGGCAATATGACCTCTGTTACTAATATAATTCAAAACGGTATTGATGTAGATGTGGTTAAAAATATTTTAAGTCGCTTTGGTGTAGAAGATGAGATCGATATTGCAAAAGCACTATCACGAATTGAAGGTAATAACTTAAAACCAATGATTGATTATCTTCAATTTATTAAAAATCAGTAGGTAATAATATGAAGAAACTTGATATAGAACAGGCTGAACCGATTCGCAAAAAGTTTGCGCCCGATTGGGAAATTCGCAAAGGCAAGTATCTATACAAGAAGGTAGCGTTCGACGACTATAATCAAGTGCTGCGTTTTTTAATGACCATCGAAAAACCGCAGGTAAAATTAGATCATTTTGCTGATATAGGATTCTTCTACAACGAAGTTGTACTAATGGTATATACGCATGATGTCGGCGGACTTACACAATTAGATTTTGAACTTACACTGTACATAGATGATGTATTAAACAAAATGGACGCAAAGAGGATATAACTATGGATTGGCACAAACTACAGCAGACACTTTTCGCATTAGACCCAACAGACGCTAGAGAAGACTTAGAAAAACTGAGGGCGCAGGCCAATGAACGAGAAGCTATTGTTGCTCCTACTAAAGACTATGTTATGGAAAACGTCGAAGTACCAAAGGGCAGCATGCCGTTGAATTTAGACAGCATTGCAGACTTTGCTAAACTGGCTGGCATACGTTTAGATGAAAAGCAGAAGCATGGTGATTATGCTCGTGGAAGTGATCCTATGCCAAAAGCAAAGCTGGGTCGTACTAAGCATCCTCTCAAAGACAAACTGGTAGGCGAAGAAGACATAGATGAAGGACCGCTTGATGGATTTGCTAAAGGGTTCCAGTCAGGACAACCTGGCGGTGCTCTAGGTCCAGATGCTGCTGAAAGAACTGCTGGAAAAGTAGTAAACAAACTTACTAATCCTCAAGGAAAACCAAATGCCAATAAACCACAAGCACAAAAGGTAAAAGGTAGCGTAACTGGAGCACAACTAGGTAAACAACTAGGTGTAAGCGATCCTAACACATTCAATCAAGCAGTGCTGAGAGTTAAGCAGGGACAGCCGCTGAACCGAATGCATCAGGCAGCAATGTCAGATGCGTTTGTTAAACTAATGGCAATGGATCCACAATCTACTCAACGAGTAATGCAGTTGCTAAAAAGATCAGAAGCACAAGCAGAATCTCAGGATTTAAAAAATAGAAATCCTGCAAAGAAAAACGAATCAATCAAGGACATGCTCTACGCAAAACTAGCGGAGAAAAAATGAAACTAGTAAATCTAGAACCTAAATTTGATACTAATCCCTATTTGACCAATACCATCGATAATCTAAAGTTAGAAAATCTTCGACTGGATCATTTTGACAAGGACGGCTACGAAGTTCCCACAGTGCTGGAACGTATGTTTTACGAGGCTGCGGGTATAGAACTTAACAACCAAATACAGTATCACGTTGCTCCAGTACAAGAATGGTATGTTGACGCAGAATACTCAGAACGATTTTTAATATTAGATCACTGTATGCTGTTAACACGTTATGCACTAGCAGGTGATGCTAGAGCACAGGTAGAACGTGTAGAACAACAACGTCCTATTCTAAACAAACTGTTGGGCATCCGTCCTAAGTGGGGCATCGACTTTAGTCTAGATTATATCGACCACGGCATCGCGATGGAAGTGATACACATCGAACAAGACTTCGACAACGTAGACGAAGCCAACGATGCTAAACAGCGTTTAGAAACTATCATCGAAACTACAGACTGGTATCAAGGTGTAGTTGATTTGACAAAGTGTAAGCACCAATGGGAAAATCTCAGTTCAGATGACCATTCAGATTTCAAAGCACAATTTTTCGGTTGGGCACGAGCTTTTGACAATCGTAAGGTATTTTCCACTTGACATTTATCCAATAATATCATATAGTTAGTATTATATAAATGGAGGATAGTATGAGTGATCGTACCTACGGTGCCGAGGAAAAGGCCAAACTTGAACGTCTTGTAAAAGAAGGCGTAACAGTACTACAAGAAGTTGAAGATCTCAACGCAGGTCTTAAAGATACTGTAAAAGCAGTTGCAGAAGAACTTAATATTAAACCAAGTCTTATTAATAAAGCAATTAAGATTGCTAAAAATCGTGACTGGAATGCTCATGCAGATGCACATGAAGACTTAGAAACGCTGATTGCTACGCTTGGCTACGATGCAGATGAATGAAGTAGTTCATAAAGATATTTTAGGAAATACTATTAGGGTAGACGACACTGTTGTCTACCCAGCACACAACAGTCTTAAAATAGCCACCGTTACAAAAATCAATCCCAAAATGATCAATGTTGTAGCAGTAGGCA